ACGTGATTTTACGGTTTAAATATGCTACTATAGCATGGTATTTGAAAATAAATATTGTTACTACTGAACCTATGATTGTGCAGGCAGCTGTAAACAACCAATAATTTCTTAAAATTTCTTCTGTCATTGTTTTATGTTTTTATTTGTTAATTTTTCTTTTAATTCTAATAATGCAAAACGAATATCTTGACTTAGTCGCTGAGGAGTTATTCTTGTTAATTTACTAATTTCACCTACAGTTAATTGTTCCATATAATGTTTCTGAATGAGGTATTTGTCATAAAAATGTAACTCATTAATTAGTAAAGGTAATTGCTCTTTCATGTTAGTCCAAACATCTCCCTCATCGTCTGCAGCCTCAGCGTAACCAATCTTGGAGGAGTAATCATAGTCATCAAAAAGCACTCTATGAGACTCAATGTGCTTTCTATGTTTACTATAAAATGGACTGGTTGAAGAACGAATTGCTAATGACATAGCTGAGGTAAGGTATCGTTCTAATGCTGAGACTTTTTTAGACGGAGAAGTAACAATGAAATACTTTTTCTCTATTGGCTGATTTAGAAAATATAAAACCGTGTGAGAAACCAAGTCTGGTCCCCACTTGTCAAAGTTGTAACTGCAAATCTTTTTAGCATTTACAAATAATTGTTCAGTAACGGCTTGAAGTTCGTTATTGACAATTGATTCCATTTCAGTCTTAGATAGTTTGTCGCCCATTGTTGTCCATTTATGCGTCGATAATATACGTTCCCCCTGTTACGCCTCCTAGTAGCCTCTGTTTCTCTCTCGTTTCTTATTGCCTTTTCTTATCCCTTTTCTTTCTCCCGTTATAAATATTGAATAGAAGTTCAAAACGCAGAGAGAGTTGTGAACAATTTATGAACAATGTTTAAGCAAAGCATTCACCCCATATCTTATGACAGGAATTTCTAACATTTATCCATTTACCTTTGTAATGATTTCTGGGTGTATATTTGAAACATATATCACCATTATTAAACGTTGTAGTTTTCCATTTAATCCATGTCTGTTTTTTAGTAGCCCAGAGATACACTTCGCCTTCTCTATTCAACCAAAAATCTCCAATGACTTTGCTAAGCTTCTTATCTCTAATAAATTTCACATTAGCTTTTGTATTATTTTCTCTTTGTCCCATTTGTCCATTTTAATGTTGGGATTCAATATACGAGAAAGAAATGTGGGAGGCACGCTATTTTAGAAAAAAAGGGAGGATGCCTCTGTGGAAACACCCTCTAGACCAAGTTCATAGCTCGTCTATTTTACCTTCACCTTCGTTTTATCCGTTTAATTTTCTAATTATACCACCGTAATTTTTAAGTGTATGTCCTGCATTATCAATACAAGCACCATAATAGAATGTTTGATCTTGTGTCCAGTCAATATTTAAATTTTGTATTGGATCTCCTCCTGCTACAGCATTATAAGCTGTGTCATTTGGATTACCTGTATTCCATACTGATGTTTCAGTAGCTGAATTGATGTATAATGTTTTATTAACATATAATTTACCATCAGCACTATTCTGACTCTGCGCTAATGGGAGATCACCAGATCCTCCTGGGTATCCAGCTCCTGGCGCTACATTACCTTGGTACACATTAAATGTAAGATATGTAGTACCTGATCCTCCGGTTTGTTCAAGCATAGATCTAATTTCTAGTATATCTCCTACTGCAAATGTTCCTCCAGCAATTGATGCTGTTTGGAATACATAATCACATCCAGGCGCTGTTGCCTGTGTATATGAACTAGTTCTAGGTGATAATTGGAATGATGTTATTCCACCTCCACCGCCACTTGCAGTTTCCCATTTAGCTTTACCACTTGCGTCTACACCAATTACTTGACCTACACTACCTGTGCTATTAGCTAATTCTATTGAACCAGACATTGTTAATTTATTACCTGATTGTATTACTACATCAGTAGATAAATTTAAATCTGCACCTGATCCTGATGACCATAATTTTATACTATCTGTTCTACCTACTGAATTAGCACCCATTGAAAATAAATGAACATCATTTCCTAATCCTGTGAATGCTGAGTTAGCAAATTGTATTGTATTTCCTCCTACAGCTTGTATTTGGAAACCATTATATTTGTTACCTAAATCTCTAGTATTACTACCATGAATTATAATGTTACCATATTGAACTGGTACTGTAGCTGAACCTAATTCTATTGAATCTGAAGCAAATGCTGCTGCATTTTGTCCTGCTCTAATATTACCACTTCCTATAATTGAACCTGTAATATTTGCTCCTAATGAAGTTACTTCTAAACCATTAACATATGCTGTATTACTTTTAGATGCTACAATGTTTTTACCACCTATAATTGCTGATGCTGTAACTCCGGTAGCTATTGTATTTTGAAATCCTCCAACTATAGCACCAAAATCTGAGCTTGCTTGAATATCATTATTTCTTCCTCCTACTAACGCAGATCTAACTCCACCTAAAGTATTTTGATATCCACCTAACATTGCAGAAGCATCAGCAGTATTATCTATTGTAGAGTTAAAAGCACCCATTGATGAATTATAACTGGAATTAATAGTTACACTATCACCACCAAAAATAGAACTGTTTTCTCCATTAACAGTGTTATTAGCACCTATTATAGTACCATTAATAGTATTATTATTGTTGTTATATCCTACAGTTAAAAAATCTTTAAGACCTGTAGTATTTGCACTTCCACTATTAGCTCCAGATTGAATATTTACTTTACCTTCTATGGTAGTTGAACCTGTTACTGATAATGAACCTGTTATTTGAGCGCTTCCTGTATATGGAAAAGCAGCTCCTCCTCCACCTCCGGCAGCCCATTCAATTCCACCATTAGCATTAGATGTTAATACTTGTGCTGATGAACCAGTGCTTGAAGTAGAATCATATAGATTTACTTGTTTTGAACCTGATGCTCTTTGTATAATAGGAACGAATGCTGAACCAGAATACATTTGTAATGCCATCTTGTTATCATCCATTCTTATTGCTACACCTACATCCTTAGTTGGATTAGCAAATCTTATACTACCTGTTTCATTTTGATTTTCGTGAATATATCTTGCTGATCTTGATCCTTTATCTTCAATTTTAAAATCTCCACTTGATTGAGCTTCTTTTGTAATATTAAATTGTGCTAAACCACCTGATCCTATTGTCCATTCAAAATCTCTTCCCATTTCAAATCGGACGTTTGTTTGACCATCTGATTTTAATAAACCAACTTTAGATCCACTAAATTGTAATGTTGGTCCTTCTGTAAATGAATTTTGTGCATCATCTTGAATTACCAATGTTGCATTTTGTCCTGCTACATTTTTTATAACTCTAGCATTACCAATACTTTCTACTGAATAATCATTTAATAATTGTGCTGATGAACTTATAATTGCTGAGCCAGATACTATTGCTCTATTTTTTACATCTAAAGCAGGCACAGTTACTTCATTATCTCTTGATGCTGTTATATTTTGTCCTCCTATAATAACTGATCCTGATACTGTTGCAGGTATTAAATTACTATTACCTCCTATAATTACATTTCCTTTTCTTACAGATCCTCCGTTATCAATTGTATTTAAAGTACCACCTACAATTGCATTATAAGTACCTCTTGCTGTGTTTCTAAACCCAGCTAAAATACCAGTTGCATCAGCACTTTCTATTGTACCTCTTGTAGCACCAGCTATAATACCATATTGAGTAGAACCATCAATTGTATTATTTTCACCACCTATAATTGCTACAGGTCCAATTGAAGTTGATGTATTATTAAATTCTCCTGAAATTAATTTCTTTTTAACTCTTAATGATCCTGATATAATACTTGATCCTGTAACAGTAAATCCTATTGATGCTGAATTACCTGCTGTTAATACTTCTTGTAAGTTATTAACTGTAGCATTTTCTGCGAATGAAGCTGTTACAGCATAAGATGCACTTAAAGCACTATCTGCTCTTGATGCTGATACTGCTCTTGAAGAAGATACAGCATATGAAGCACTAACTACTGATTGTGCTTTTGAAGCTGAAATAGCGTATGATGCTGATATTGGAATAAATTCCGTACCTGTAGCTGTTGCTAGTACATTAAATGCTCCACTTGCGGAACGCTGTACTAAATTTTGAAATGATTGGCTAATGTATAAGCCTGATAAATCTTGTGCCATAATTATATATCGTATTTAGTTGGTCCTGGAGGTGGATATGCAGGATAAGCTGAATTTACAATTGGTAAACCTGCTTGTCTTGCTAAGTTCATATATACTGCTCTAGTATTCCTCTGCATTACAATAGGTGATCTGTACTGACTACCATAGTCAGGTACAAATTGGTATAGTAATGTATTTTGACCTAATTCAGGAAACAATGCTAGATTTTCAGTTAAGTATCTAGACAGTTGATCTGCGTAAAATTGTTGTTTGTTAAAAATGCTTTGACGTTTAGCATCGTACATTGATCTATCTACATTAACGCTATTTTCACCCCCTGTAGGAGTTAATAATCCGTTATTTCTAGTTCTTACCATTACAGCCTCTGTAATATTGTACAATGAAGCATAAACTAATGCCGGCTGAATGTAATCGTCAATTAATGTTGTATATGACCCTGATACACTATTGTTATCAATTTTTGTGATTAAAGTATTATATAGTTTAGTTCCTATAATAGGTTGTATAGCTATATCTTGTGCTTCTCTAATTCCGTTTACCATTAAAGCATCATCTACTGATTCATTTAAATCACTAAATGCTCTAATTTTTGCTTCGCTAATTAATAATGTAGTTGTCATATATCTATTCTGTTAATGGTGCATCATCATTTATTTGATCATCTAATTCTTTTTCATCCTCTACATCTGCATCTTGAGATACTACTACCTCTGCTTCATCTGCATCTTCATATTCAAATAATGGGTTTTTCTGTATTACACCTAATGTTAATTCTCCGTGATTGAATTCTAATAATCCTTCAAACACACCTAATATACTTTGTTGGAATGGTAATACAACTGTATTTAAAAACAATCTATATGATGTTTCTATTTCTTCAGCATTGTTACCTAATCCTGTATTTGATTTAATACCTAAAAGCATTGGACTTGTTATACGATGACTCGTTAAAATTTTCTGTGAAACTACGTCATTTAAAGTGGTGTAGTAGTCATCAGCCCCATTCTGTGGAATAGGAGTTATATCGGGTTTAAGCGACGGATCTGCAACATCCATATAAAGCATGTTACCTGCGTTACTTGTACCTTCATATTGTAATCTCAACATATTCTCTATAGCCATACGCTCCTCATCATTTGCATTTGTATAAGTTGTAATTGCTAATGATGGTGCTAAACCATTTTTAATGTTTGATATGTGGAAATTATCTACTTCTTGATCTAAGTCTATTACTTTTGATCCCCCTACGTAATCAGGTAATGGATAATATCCTTGTCCTGGTCTATAAGGTGAATGGTATAATAATTGTTTTGGTTCCTCATTTCTACACTCTAAATTAAATGGAGGTAAATGAGGTAATTTTTTATCCATGTCATTAATTGTAAAATCAAATGATGGTCTCCATTCATTTGAAATATAATAACCTGGTATTTTATTGCGATCGCATTTCTCCATAGCTCTCACGTGTGAGAAATCTACATGATAAATCTCCGCAATACGGCTTCTATCTCTAGAGTATATAATCTCTAAAGCATATCCGCCAAATAATTTATAATCTAAAGCTACTTTGTTATAGATATCATTCCATGATTCTCCATCTCTGTTAGCAACTTTTAAGATGTCTTCATTGTCTGTAACTAAACCATCTCCGGTTATAGCTTGTACAATTGAATTTATACACGAAGCGTGTATTGATGATTGATTGTATAATGAAATTAAATATTCTGGATACTGATTATCAGCTCCAAATTTCATATACTTTGGCTTGTCCATTTCTCCGTGACGATAAGGATTACTTTCTCTGTCAAATCCACTTTTAGCGAATTCTTCCTTACGTTTAATAGCCGAAAAGTTAAATTTTTTATTTTCCATTAGTATTGATATGTGTTAAAGGTACCGTTTTCATTATTTGATACATAATCTGTTATAGCTGGATCGTTCGAACCTGAGACCCATACTCTTTCTGTATCAATGAAACCACCATCATATTTTCTATTTAGATATTTTTGGAACGTTGCCCATTTATAATCTAAAACTGCAATTGGTTCATTGTTATCTTCCCATTTAAGTGCTGTTACATTCCATATTGCTGGAGTAAATTCACTTACGTATGGAGATATATCTGCAAACCATTGTCCACTTGCGGTAGGTGCTGCATTTCTATTAGTTTCTACTAATAACCATCCGTCTCCACCTTTAGTTTTATTAGATATGATGCTACCAGATAATTCCCATAATGATTGATCAAAACTACTAGTTAATGAAAATAATGCTTCAGAGGAGCTCACTTGGTAATTTACCCAAAGTGCGCTTTGATCTGTTCCGCTGCTACTGTAATTTAGTCTAATCATCGTCTAAGAATAAATATGTTTATTGTATAAGATAGATATTAAAAAAAAGGGGGTCATTTATAGACCCCCCAATTTTTAAGAATATATTTAAGATCCTACAGTTATACCCGAAAGTACACTTGTTAAGACAGATCCACTTACTTCACTTGCTGGGAATGGTTCATCCCCTGTAAATGTTAGTGTGTATCCGTTTAGGTCTCCAAAAGCTGTCCCCGTTTGTCCAGTTCCTCCTGATAATGTCATACCATTTTCTTGGCCTAAATAGAAAAATTGTCCTATTCCGCCGTCTTCAGTACCATTATTAGTTTGAACTATAATCTTAAGGTCTGGGTTCTGTGCTAGAACCTTAACCTGATTACGAGTAGACGATTGTAGTTTCTGGAATGGTGCATTTACTACTTGTTCGTAATAAACTGTACCATTTTCGATACTACTGTTAATAGTTTCTGTAAAGTCACCTGTGTTTTTAGCAAGTTCGAATAAAAAGAACGTACCTGATCCACTGATAGCTGTTAATAAACCATTATTTGCGCCTGTTACTGAACTAACTGAACCACTTAAGATATAAATTTGACGAAGTCCACCCATGTTATCTCGACAACCTAGTTGAAATCCTGATGTAATATC